AGAGGGTAGGAGCCAGTTTGTAGATTCGACAGTACAGGATACTATCGAATGGATAAAACCTTCTCTTATGCGTATCTTTGCTTCTGGAGATGAGATGGTAAAATTCTCTCCTCATGGACCAGAAGATGTGGAGACTGCTAAACAAGCCACGGACTATGTGAACTACGTGTTCACTAAAGATAATCCGGGCTGGGAGATTCTATACTCATGGTTTACTGATGCCCTTCTACAGAAGAATGGGATAGTAAAGGTATTCTGGGATGAGTACACTGACTCAGAAAGAGAAGAGTACCACAACCTAAATGAGATGGAACTGGAAGCACTAATCAGTAATCCACATGTAGAAGTTATAGAGCATTCATCCTTTGACGGTGTTGAAGATGGAGAACCCGCAATACTGAATGATGTTGTCATAAAGAGAACTAATACCGACGGCAAGATTGTAATAGAGAATGTTCCGCCGGATGAATTCCTTATATCAAGAGAAGCAAAGAATATACAGGATGCACGATTTATATGTCACCGAGTAAGAAAGACCTTATCTGATTTGAGGTTGATGTACCCAGATCAAGATCTTGGTCCTGAAGATTTAGGTGCGGGAGAAGATGAAGGCGGTACAGAGAGTACATGGTTTGGAGAAAGGTCTGCTCGATATATGTTTGATCAGTCCGGGGATAACTATGGCGTTGGTATTGGCCTTTCACCTCAAGAAGAAGCACTACAAGAATACTGGTTACATGAAAGTTTTATAAGGACAGATTTTGACGGGGACGGTATTGCTGAACTTCGTAAAGTCTGCACTGTAGGCAGGTACGTTCTTGCTAATGAAGAAATAGATACTGTACCATTCGTATCTATCACACCGATTAAGATACCGCATAAGTTCTTTGGTCTTTCAGTTGCCGACCTTGTGATGACACTCCAGTTGTATAAAAGTGTCCTAATGAGGAATCTTCTGGATAACATGTACAACCAGAACTTTGGACGGTATGCAGTTTTAGAAGGTCAAGCAAATCTCGATGACCTACTGACACAACGACCAGGGGGTATAGTCAGGGTAAAATCTCCTAATGCTGTCACACCTCTTGCCACACCTCCCTTGGAACCTTACTCTTTTCAGATGCTTGAGTACATAGATGAGATAAGAGAAGCGAGGGCAGGTGTCAGTAAACATTCTCAAGGACTAAATGATGCTGCTCTTACTTCCCATACTACTGCTACTGCTGTTAACGCTGTACTGACGAATGCCCAATCAAGGGTTGAATTGATTGCAAGGAATTTCGCAGAGACAGGTGTTAAAGATTTAATGCGCCGGATATATGAACTACTACTGAAAAATCAGGACAAGAGACGAGTTGTGATGCTGAGAGAGGAGTGGGTTCCTGTCAGACCAGATATGTGGAATGACAAGATGGATTGCACTGTTTCAGTTGCGCTTGGTAATGGTAACAAAGATCAACAGATGATGCATCTGTCCTCAATAATACAATTTGCATCTCAGGCTCTATCTGGCGGATTGCCTATAGTTACTCCTGAGAATCTATACAATCTGGGTAGTGCACTTATAAAGGCTATGGGCTACCAGAATGTAGACGACTTCATTACTCCTCCTCCTGAAGAGCAAGAGGAAGGACCGGACCTAGAAGCAGAGGCTGCGGAAATGGAGATGCAGTTAAGACAGAAAGAACTTGAAATAAAGCAAGGAGAACTTCAAGTCAAGATGATGAAAGTACAGAATGAAGCAACCAAAACACAGATTGATTCTAAGTTGAAAGTAGCGGAATTGAATCTTGAGGCTGAACAGAAAAGGCCGGTTGCGATAGGATGACTGACCAACTAAGGGAAGAAAAAGCGAACCGCCTTCTTTCCGACCCACTATTTAATGAAGCGTTAGATACGCTTGAGTCAAACATCAAGGATACTTGGTATAACACAAGCATCCATGACGGCGAAGCCAGAGAACAATGCTGGCTTTCTTTAAGACTCTTGGAACGGATACGCCTTCATCTAACCAGTATTATTGAAACTGGAGAGATGGCGAAGAAGTTACAAGAATATCATATATAAGGAGACTTATCATGGCGGAAAATCCAACGAACCCGCTAACAGAAACCGCGCAAGAAGGAAGTTTAATCGAAGCGCAAAACTCGCTACTGAGGATGCTGGAACCTGCGAAGGAAACTCCAGAAACCGCAGAAGCACAACCTACCGAAGAAGAAGAGTCCACTGAGGAAACTCAAGACGAATCATTGGAAGAGGAAACTGAGGAGGAAGTCGAAGAGACTGAACCCGAAGAGTCTGAGGAAGAGGTTGAAGAGAACCTTCTATATGCTGTCACTATAAATGGTGAAGAGCAGGAAGTATCTCTCGACGAACTCACAAAAGGTTATTCACGACAATCAGACTATACTCGTAAGACGCAAGAACTTGCAGGCGAAAGAAATAACATGGCCCAACTCCAAGAGCAATGGGCTGCTGAGATTTCTCAAGCACAATCCGAGCGTCAGCAATACGTTAATGCACTTGGACAAATTGTTCAGCAGTCTATGATCGGATTAGAGCAGTTCAATGATGTTGATTGGGACACTCTAAAAGAAGAAGATCCGATAGCATGGGTTACTAAAAACCAAGAACTTAAGGATGCACAAGAGCGCATAAGAAACTACCAGCAACAGGCGATTCATGCTGAAAAGCAAAGTAATCAAGAAGTTGCTAGGATGAGGTCTATGGCTGCTCAAGAGGAGCATAAGAAGTTAGTACAGGTTCTACCTGAATGGTCAGATAATGAAGCAAGAGGTAAGTTAGCCACCGATCTTTGGTCATATGCATCGACTCAAGGATTTACGGAAAACGAACTGAATGAAGTTATTGACCATCGACAGTTTTTAGTTCTAATGAAGGCGAAGAAGTATGACGACCTTCAGAAAGCCGATGTTAAATCGAAAAAGATAAAGAACAAGCCCAAAGTGATACGTGCAGGTAAAGGTACTAATAAGAAAGAAACTGCATCTGGTAAACGTAGTGCAAAAATGAAGCGTCTCCGACAAACAGGCCACGTTGATGACGCGGCTACTTTGTTGGAAGATATGTTTAATTCCTAATTAGGGAGATACAAAAATGACAATTGCTGCAAATACGTCACTCACTTATGGTGCTGTGGCGATACGTGAAGAGTTGTCTGACGTAATCTACAATATCGCCCCAATGGATACACCCTTTATGTCGGGCTGTTCTAAACAGACCGCCGATAATACATTCTTTGAATGGCAAGTCGATACAATCACTGCTGGCTCCGCTAACAGAAAGATTGAAGGCGACAACGATATCGGTGCCGATGCAAGGGTTCTTCCTACGCGACTTGGAAATTACTGTCAGATAAGTCAGTATGTAAACCAAACGTCAGGTACAGATCAGGTAATGAACTATGCCGGGCATGGCAAAAACCAAGCCTATCAGTTGGCTAAAAACGGCAAACGTATGAAGAGAGACATGGAATCCATGCTCACTCAGAATGTCATACGTGTTGTTGGTGATGCTACTACAGCAAGAGCGACTGCGGGTGTTCCTGCATGGCTAAACACCAGCCATGTTGCAGGTGGTTCCGGTGGTAGCGCAAGTGCTGGTGATCTTGGTACTACGTTGATGGTAAACAACACATCCACGGCTGCTGCTACAGAAGGTAACATCAAAGCAACTATTAAGAAATGCTATGATGCTGGTGGTAGCCCTGATATGATGCTTGTGCCGTCAAATGTAAAGCAGACGATCTCTGCTCTGTCTCAGTCGGTATCTGAACTTCGTACTGCTGCTAATAAAGAGGCTCCGGCCTCGGTTGTAGCCGCTGTCGATGTTTATGTGTCCGATTTTGGCACGTTCAGGATTGTTCCAGATCGAAACTTGGCTGCTGATGGGCCGGGTTCTGTTGCTGCAAATATCTTCTTCTTGGATATGGATTTTTGGGCCATTGCATGGCTACGTCCTTTCCAGACAGTCGATCTTGCAAAAACAGGTGACTCTGTGAAACAGTTGTTAGTTGCTGAATACGGACTCGTTTCTAAAAACGAGAAAGCAAGCGGCATCCTTGCATCTGTAAGTTAATAAGGAAGGGGGTGGGGAAACTCACCCCCAACTTACTATGAAAAAGAAAAACTCTGACGTTACAATAAGCAAGTCGAAGAAAACTGATCCAAAGGTTGACAAACCTAAAGAACCAACAGATGCTATTGGATGGTTAAAGAAAGCGTATATTGATAACGATCCATCTGATGGTGCGCCAAAAGTAGGGAATGTAGGTTATGTCTGATAAATTTATTATTGATGATGATGGTGTACGCAGAACTGAAATGCAGTTCGACCAAACTGATAATACCTTTAACTTTAAGACCGTACAGAATGTTACTCCTATACTTGATGATAATAAGGCAAGATACAACGCATTCGGAGACAAACTCTCTCTTGGTAAACGGGGTGAGTGGCATCATGCTGCTTCTATTCCAATTACAATTTGGGAGAAGTGGATGAAAGATTCCAATGGTGAGATTGCAAAAGATAGTAAACTTCTTGCTGCTTACTTAAATAACCCTGACTACAAGTATTTTAAAGTAGCCCCAACTAATCTATAAGGTAAAAGATATGATTGACCTAAGTAATATTTTTAGACCCCAGACGACAACCCACACATTAAGTGTAACGACATCAAGTGGCTCAACCGCAACTTCTGCATTTGGAACGCAAACACAGGTAGTTATGGTAACTGCGACCGCTGCCTGTTTCGTTGCCTTTGGTGCGTCGCCTACTGCCGCAACAACTTCGACATACATTGCGGCGAACACTCCATATTTGTTCCTAGTAAGTGGTTCAGATAAGGGTGCGGCAATTACAGGGACGAGTACAGCGACAGTCTACATTACTGAAATGAGCAGATAA